ATCATCGAGTGCGGCTACGGAGACCTGGGTTGGTTCATCGAGAAGGTCCGGACGGACAAGACGCACGCGAACAACCGCCGCACGTACTTTAGGACCATCGTGAATATTCGAGAGAATATTCAGCTTAGCGAATTCATGGGTCTGTAAAAGGCCATATAGAATTCACCCCGAAGATTGAGAATACCTGGAATTTCACGCACCGATTCATCATCCTTAATGTACCATTTGTCGTATCGTCTCACAAGCAGCGCGTAGTGTCCCCCGTTACGAACTCCCATATGGAGCACACATGCGAACAGTTTGCGTCCCTCAAACTCTAAAGGAATTTCAATAGGAAATTTATAGTCGTACATCGAAAACGAAAAGCATATAATCTTGGGCCATTGCGTGACGACCCGCCGGACGATCGCGGTCGGGTGCGTATTTCCCGAGTCATCAGTGTAATTTTCGATCGAAATTGGTTCGGACCGTTCTTCGATCAGATCTTTGAGCCGACAGGGTTCCTTCACGTCCAGAATCAAGGACGTAAAGGGGTTCCGGACGATCGAGAGGCCTCCGTCCCATTCCGTCGCCTGGCCATCTTCTCCATTGAAAATGTCCGTCACAAATTCTTTGCCGAGCGAAGTCTCGAACGTATCGATGAGGAGCAGGACAACCTCCTGCGCGTCGTGTTGGTTCATATTCGCAAAGTCGGGGTACCGGACGCGAAAAGCCCCGAGCAAATCGCTCGGACTCACGGGGTCCGACCGGTCTTTTAAAAACAATTGCTTGACGACCTTTTGGTACTCTTTGGTGACGGCACAAGGGCACGCCGCCAGGTCAGTCGCGAAAAAGTGGTTTGTGAGCGGCGGGACATGCGCCAGGGCCTGAACTGCAGTATTGAAAAAGCACGAGTTCCCGAGGTTGTGGAGCCCTCTCATCTTAGAGACAAAGCACGTTAATTCTATAAATGGAAATCGCATCCAACTCTGCTCCGATGAGCCGTCCTCTGTTTGAGAAGTGGGCCCCGATCATCTCCAAGTTCAAGTCGGTCCCGAACACGGAGATTGAGATCCGTTTCGGTCGCAAGGCTGGCAAGGGCTTTGACACGAACGTCGGTCGCGAGTCTTTCGAGAAGGCGTTCCGGGCCCTGTCAAAGTACGAGGCGTGGGAGAGCACGAAGCATACGAACTCGACGATTTACTACTTCGAGGGCGACAAGCGCCTTTCGGTCGATGAGGCGACGGACGAGCAGGTCGGCCATATCAAGAAGCGCGTCAAGGTGGACGATTTCAGTCTGGACGATGTGCCGTTTGACGTGCGTCTGGGCGTCTCGACTGAGGAGCCTTTCGAGTACGACGGTGAAGAGACCAGTACCAAGCAAACGACCAAGGAGCGTTGGTCGTTTGTCCGGAAGAATCTTTCGATCGATATGACGATCGTAAAGGGGACGCCCGATGACAAGGATTCGGACGAGGACACGTTCTATCAAATTGAGATGGAAATTATCGACCCCAAGGCGCTCGAGGGCGAGAAGGACACGTTCAACCTCCTCCACAAGGTGTTCGATCTGCTGAAGTGCGTCTAGGCCTTGGCCACCTTCTCGACCCAGACCTTCTTGAACTTCTTGTTGAGTCCGGCGCGCTCGAGGCCGGCCCATGTGTATGTATTGTTCGGCCCGGTCGGCAGGCCGAGGTTCACGAAAGCGTTATTTAAATTAGCAAGTCCAGTGCGGTTACGCGGAAGGGCCCATTCCTTCTTGAGTGGATCCGCCTTCGGGCTCTTCTTAGGGGGCGGTGTGCGCTTGGGGATATTGGGCGTCTGGCGGCGCGTGGGGACATGGGCTGGAATGTGGCGGCGCTCGCCGGTGATGGCGTTCTCGATGTCGCGTGCGGCGCGCGCGGGGCTCAGGGGCACTTCGCGGTTTATCCATGCGCGGATGGCCGTCTTCACGTTCGCCACCTTGGGTTTGGGTTTCATGAATGCCAGGTTCGTCACCAGGTTCTTATAGCGCCGGACCTTGTTCACCGGCATCCAGATCGGAATCTGGATGCGGCTCACGTACCGGGCCTTGGCCGGCTCGTTCGCGCGCAGCCCCTTCGTCTCCTTCACGAACTTCTTGTAGGCCTTGTTGACGTTGGCCTTGAGTGCCTTGCCACGGGCACCCACGGGCAACTTATCATAAATACCAAGGAACGTGTGTTCGTTGCCGTTCCGATAAAGATTAGCCAGATTCTGGGAGAGACGCAGGCCGTACTCGAACTCGCGCGCCATGGCGTTGTTGTTGCTGTTCGAACCGGCCGAGCTCGGGCTCCGCTTGGGGCTCGGCGTCTTGGCCCGCTTGGGGCTCGGCGCTGGACGCTTGCCCGCCACGAAAGCCCGGAGGGTGTTGAATCGGTTCGCCTTGGCGGTCGCGTTGTATTCGGCGTGATTATTGGCTGGCAAAAGCTTCTTGGCGATCTTATTCTGCTCGGCGACCGGGATTGTCGCCCAGGCCCGGTGCGTCTGGACGCCCTCGCTCGTCGTACGGGTGACACGGCCGTCGTTCCCGAACTTGTAGAACATGCCGTTGACGAGCACATCGTAGGACCGGTCGAGTTTGTTGGACACGCCCGCCTTGTTCTGGATGAGGCCAATGAGGCGCGCCGGATTCATCTTGGCGTCCGCCTCGGGTATGTTCATGTTGCGCGCGATCGCCAAGAGCTCGGCCTTGGTCAAGCGCGTCGCCTGTCGGTTGTTGATGCGAAGGACGCGGTTCAGACCCATCTTCACGACGTGCTGAAGTCCGGGCTTGAACGTGTTGTTGCCGAGGGCCACGACGTTCGTCTTGATGTTCGCCGGGATCTTGAAGATGTTGCGGACGGCCGCGGGGATGTTGCGACCCGCCTCCGTGTAAGTCTTTATGACCGTCTTGCGACCGGCCGCCAGACCCTCCGGGACCTTGAACCAGTACGGCTGCTTACCAGGGCCGGGACGCACGTAGAATCCAGCTTTTGTGGCGTTCCACGAGGGCGCCCGGCGATTCTTGGGACCGGCCGTGACCGACGCGCTCCGCGGCGCCTCGAGCGGGAAACCGAGCCGGCTGAAAACGTTGCGCGTCGCGGCCGGTACGGGGACGCCCGCCTTTTCGTACGCCTTGGCGACCACGACCGCGTTCTTCTTCGTCAGACCCATAGCGCCGCGGTTGAGCCACTCACCGGTCTGGGGCTCGCGTTCCATCTTGCGCCACTTGTAAAAGCGCGGCTTGCCGTTCGTCCCGGGACGCACGTAGAAACCCGGCCGCGTCGCGTTCCAGGATCTCGCCAATGGGTACCGGTTCGCCAGCTTGGCCTTCTTGGCCGCGGCGTTCCCACCCTTGGCAGGCTTGCCGATCGCGCGATTCTTGCCGAGGTTCAGGGCCAGCATGGCCGTGAGGTCGTATTTAGGAGTGAAAAACTCCTTGAAAAGCTTGCGGGGCTCGTCGCGCTCGGAAGGGTCCTTGATGCCCGTAAAGAGGACCGTCCCGTTCTTAAAGAACTGGTAGGTCCATTTGGGGCTCTTGAGTTTCAGGACGACGGCCGGGACGCCGAATCCAACGACCTCATCGTACTTCTTTATCTCGTCGCGCATGGATGCCGGCAGACCTCGCAGTTCGTCCGCAAGTCCGTCGAGGTCAATCTCGACGTTGACGTAGAAAATACCATCAATCTTTTTATAGGTCGGAGGGGCTCTCAGGAGAAGCTTGGGCGCCCAGCCGTTCCGGACGATAGCCAAGAGAGCCTCCTCGTAGTTCCCGAGGCCCATGACGTCAAAGTACTTGTCTGTGAGGACGATCGTCTGTTGGCCGCGCTTGGCGATCACCTTTGAGACGCCCTCGGCGTCGCCGATCCACCGACCATTGTCCCACCGGATGACCGGCTTCTTGAACGTCGTCTTGTACCCTAGGACTTCCGAGAACCCCTTGGGGGCCGACTCGAACACGGCCCGAAAGTTCGTCGGTAATTTAAAGGTGGCGATCTTGGCCGTCAGGGCCGATGATGACACCTTCCAACTCCCTTGCGAGTTGGTGAAAACGCGCTTGGATCGCCAAAGTTTTTGGAACTTGGCGATTCGCGCAGCCTGTGCCGCGTCCATTATTGAATGGGGCACATTTTAATTTTCGTCATTCTTGAGATCCAGTCCGTAGATGAAAGGTTGCGTAGAGTACGCGGTACCGTTGTAAATCTTCGACTCGACGCGGACCTCGAGATCGCGCGCACTGAACGGGCCGGCGTAAAAGTCCGGGTGGAACTTGAACGTGCCGAGGTTGTTCTCGCGGCAGTGCTGGTTGAACTGAGCGACGAAGACCGTTTGGGGCACGAACAGGTCCTTACCGAAGCGAAACTTGGCCGAGCACAGAAAGTGCTGGAGCGAGTTCGTCACCATCGCGACCTGGTTCTGAATCATCTTGAAGTACTTTGGCAGGACGTTCCAGATGTCCTTGTCCGAGTACTTGGCGGCGTAGTCGATGTAGGCCCGCAGACACTTGCAGAGGATCGCCGGGAGCTCCGTGTCGAGCTTGTCGTCCAGGTGCGGATCGGCCTTGTCCTCGGCGATCTGACGGCCAAAGTTCCAGGTCGCCAGACGGCGCAGGACCGACCCGGAGTTGTCCTTCCAGTTCGGCACCTCATTGCCGCCCAGGATTCCAGGCGTCTTCCACTGGAAGCTCAGGGCCGTCTCATTCTTGCGCGCGATCGACACGTCCTCACCTGACACGAGCGACTGGAACTCGGCCTGCTCGAGAGCCAGATCACCCTTGATCTCGGGACTGATGAACATGAACCCCTTGTAGATGCTCGAGAGGCCGAATTTCTTCTCGATATTGTTCGAAAGCGTCGAGACGTCCTCGCATTCGTAAAACTTGCGGGCAACCTTGGTGATGAGGGTCGACTTGCCCGAGCGCGCGATACCCTTCAGGAACGGGATCACCTGCCAACCGTCCATCTCGTTCACGTCGAAACACAACCGTCCCATGAAAACGTAGGTCCAGCGGCAAACATCCTCCTCGAATCGCTGGTAGTCCAGGACGCTCTGCATGTGAGGCGTCGGAATGTTGTACCAGTCTGCGATGTCCCCGTAAGGGTCGAATTCCTGATCGAAATACTTGCACGAGACGAGCGACGCGTCGAGCTCATTGAACTCGGCCGCGCCGTAATTGTAAAACTTGAATGAGTTGCTGATCGTCACCTCGGACGGGCGCGCATCCAGGAGGCCGTTCGAAAACGACCAGACGTGCCGATCCTTCTTGATCTCGGGAAACTGAATATCCTTGCAGTTCGACAAGTGCTTGACGACGTCCGAGGCCATGTTCCCGCGATTCGTCAGATTCATCCACATCTCAGGGTTGTCCTCCTTCTGGGTCTCGTCATAGACGAACTCCTTGATCTCCTTGACCGTCTTCCAGGCGCGCGTCATGAAACGACCCGATGCAATCTCCTTGCAGCACTGATCTCGGTACCGGCGGAATCCCTGGCGGTACGCCTGGGTCAGCAGGTGGACCAGAAGTTTCTGGTACGCGCTCGCATCCTTCTCTAGATCGAAATCGACCTCGGGATTCTCGGCCAGAGGCTGATTGAAGATGCGATATTCCGTGTCGTTCGTGATGAACTTCTCGACGATCTGCTTGTAGATCTTCTTGAAGCGCTTGATCCGGCGCTCGAGGCTCATGACGTCACCGTTGAGGTCGGTCGTCTCGTGGTTAAGAACATCGAGAGCCTCGGCCCGCGCCAGCATGTACCCTGCGATGTTGATCGTGATTCGCTGATTCACGAGCATGCGGTCGAGATCTTCACGATCGATGTCGATCGGCATGCCCTGAGGGTCCCGATGAGGACTGGCCGGAAGCCATTTCTGTGCCAAAATTTTATGAATTTCGCTTCGGCGGTCACCACTTCCTTGAACGTCAAGATGTAGATTACGTTCACATGCAAGGAGGCGATTTTCGATATCGGCCAGGGTCCAAGTGTTGATTTCCTTCTGGTAGACGCTGCCGTCAGGGGCCGGCGCCTTCTTCTCCTTTGTGTGGACTTTGGTTGCCATTACTAAAAGAGCGTTTGATTTTTTTAAGCGGGGGCGGCGATGTACTGAGGAGCCGGGGCGGGCGGCGGGCACGCGCACTTCGAGTTCTTCATCTCGGACAGAATTTTAAGGAGAATTTTGTTCTGCATATCGATACTGGCCGCGATCTTCTCAGTCGCATCCTTCAGGCTGACGAGGGTCGTCGCGACCGTCTCACCGTCCTCGGTCGCGAGCAGGCTACCGAGCGCCTCGAACATGTCGACTCCGTCCTCCATGTCGAAGCCGTCCTCGTCCTCGAGCTCCTCCTCGTCCTCCTCGGGCTCCTCCTCAGGTACAATCTTGGGCGGGCGCGACATCTGTACTACGTCTGGATATTTTCGAGCTGGAACTTTTTCGCACCCTATATTAAAATGCCTGGTGGCGGTCTTATGCAACTCGTCGCTTACGGCGCGCAGGACGCCTACCTGACGGGTCAGCCCAAGGTGACCTTCTTCCAGTCGGTCTACAAGCGCCACACTAACTTCGCCATGGAGACTTCCCAGCAGACCGTGTCCGGCGCGATCGGCAACGGCAGCCTCGTGTCCGTGACCCTGGCGCGCACGGGCGACCTGGTCGGTGATATGTTCGTCGCCCTGACCCCTACCAACACGTCGGCATCCCAGCTGACGACCAACAACGTTGGCGTCGACACGTGCTGGATGGCCGAGCGCGCCTTCAACACCGTCGAGCTCTTCATCGGCGGTCAGTCCATCGACAAGCACTATCAGCAGTGGTTCCGCCTGTACGCCGAGGTGTTCCTGAACGAGACCAAGAAGGTGAACTACGGCAAGCTGACCTCCATGGCGGCTCCTAACAACACGAACCAGACCTCGACGGCCCAGGTCTTCCTGCCCCTGCTGTTCTTCTTCAACCGGAACCCGGGCCTGTACCTGCCTCTGATCGCCCTCCAGTACCACGAGGTTCGCATCGATTTCACTCTGGCCTCCAACTACAGCAGCTACTTCGGCTCGAACCCGCCGGCCGTCTGGGCCAACTATATGTACCTCGACACGACCGAGCGTGAGCGCTACGCCAAGGGCTCGCACGAGTACCTGATCGAGCAGGTCCAGCACGTCGCCGGCGACCCGGTCGGCTCGACGAACGAGAACAGCCCGAGCGTCATCCGCCTCCAGTACAACCACCCGGTCAAGGAGCTCATCTGGTGTTATCAGGACCCGACCCCGGGCACGAACCGCAACGCCATGTGGAACTTCTCATCCAGCACGTCGAACGTCGAGGTGACCGTCGACGTCCAGAAGATTGCGGCGAGCGGTGGCTTTCTGGAGCCGCACAAGACGGGCTCGCCTGTCCTGTACATCCCGCCGATCCTGTCGTCGAATCTGACGGTCGTCTCGAACGTCACCTACGTGACGAGCAACATCGCACCAGGCTCGAACGTCCAGCTCCAGTCCAACGTCGTGGCGGGCGCGTCCCTGTGGGTCGAGGGTGGTCTGCCGGTTCTCTCGTCGAATGTCCTGTACGGTCAGGAGGTTGGTCCGCTCCACAAGTTCAAGCTGATGCTGAACGGCACGGACCGCTTCGTCGAGCAGTCCGGTAAGTACTTTAACCAGTACCAGCCGTACCAGTACCACGAGGGCTCGCCGTACCCGGGCATCTACGTGTACTCCTTCGCTCTCAAGCCCGGGGAGCTCCAGCCGAGCGGCACGTGCAACTTCAGCCGGATCGACATGGCCCAGACGTCCGTCTATCTCAAGACGGGCATGCCGAGCAACATCCTCCAGCAGATGTTCGCGGTCAACTACAACGTCTTCAAGGTCGCCTCGGGTATGGGCGGCGTCGTGTTCTCGAACTAAGGCGCGACTTACTAGAAGTCGCCCTCGCCGCCCGGCCCCCGCGTGTGGACCCGTGCCAAATTTTTTTCTTGAGTACTATTACAAATGGCCGGTGGACTTATGCAGCTCGTTGCTTATGGCGCTCAGGATGTGTATCTGACTGGTCAGCCGAAGGTGACCTTCTTCCAGGCCGTGTACAAGCGCCACACCAACTTTGCGATGGAGAACATCCAGCAGACGGTGAACGGCACCCCCTCCAACAGCGGCCGTGTGTCCGTGACGATCGCCCGCAACGGCGATCTGGTCGGCGACATGTACGTGGCGCTGGTGCCGTCCGCCGCCGCCCTGGCGCTGACGTCCAACAACATCGGTGCCGACACCTGCTGGGTGGCCGAGCGCGCCGTTGCGGCCGTGGAGCTGACCATCGGTGGCCAGCGCATCGACAAGCACTACCAGACCTGGTTCCGCCTGTACGCTGAGGTGTTCCTGTCGGAGTCCGACAAGATCAACTACGGCAAGATGACCTCGACCGCGTCCCCGGCGTCCAACGACGCGACCAACCGCACGTACGTGTACCTGCCCCTGCTGTTCTTCTTCAACCGCAACCCGGGCCTGTTCCTGCCCCTGATTGCCCTGCAGTACCACGAGGTGCGCCTGGACTTCGACCTGACCGCGACCTTCTCCAGCTACTTCGGCACCTCCAGCCCGGTGTTCGAGGTGTGGGCCAACTACGTCTACCTGGACACTGAGGAGCGCCGCCGCTTCGCCCAGAAGGGCCACGAGTACCTGATCGAGCAGGTGCAGCACACCGGCGGTGACTCCATCACCGCCTCGGGCAACCCGGGCGCCCAGACGATCCGTCTGTCCTACAACCACCCGGTGAAGGAGCTGATCTGGTGCTACCAGAACACCAACTCCACGGCGACCAACTCCATGTGGAACTTCTCCACGGGCACGACCACCGTGAACGTGACCTGCTCTACTCACCCCAGCGTGGTGAGCGGTGTGCTGCCCCACGTGGTGGGCGCGCCCCACCTGTTCTCCAACATCGCGACCGGCTCCAGCACCTCGGGCACCCTGACCTCCAACATCGCCTGGGTCGAGGAGGGCTCGGCCCTGGCCTCGGGCGCGTCGTCCGTGGAGGTCGGCCCCCTGTACAACTTCAAGCTGGTGCTGAACGGCCAGGACCGCTTCAAGGAGCAGATCGGCAAGTACTTCAACCAGTACCAGCCGTACGTGTACCACTCGGGCACGCCCTACCCGGGTGTGTACGTGTACTCCTTCGCCCTGCAGCCGGAGGAGCACCAGCCGACCGGCACGTGCAACTTCTCTCGTATTGACAACGCCCAGGTGGCGATCAACATGAAGAGCGGCTACAGCACGCCCCTGCAGCGTATGTTCGCGGTGAACTACAACATCCTCAGAATTCAGAGCGGGATGGGCGGTTTAGCCTTCTCTAACTGATCTTACCATATTATTGGCTGGTCTGTATACATTAAATCAAAAAATAGCCCTTCGGGGCGGCCTTCGGGCCCAAGAGTCTCACAAGACCCCTGGATCCGAAATTAGCGCGAAATTGTCTGCCACTGACCCCCCAGAGCCGCAAACTCCTCCTCTATGACGTGAGCCGTCAATTCAGGATCCGAACAACAGAAGACGTCGATGTAAATCGTATTGTCCTCTGGATATGTATGGGCCGAGAAGTGGCTCTCGGCCAGGACCAGGACGCCCGTAGCGCCGTGTGGTTCGAATTGGTGAAAAGCCTGGCCCACTACGTGGAACCCACACCTTTCAGCGATTCGCTTCATAATCTTTTCGAGATGGACCCGTCGCGCCACCCACACACCCGTGATGTGCCCGACGAGATGGCTCTTCATTTAAGTTTCTATGGATTATTCATTTTATATACGACGAGGATCACGGCACCGACCAGGTACAACATGCCGAAGTACATTTGGCCCGGCTTGGCGTACTGC